TCCGGCGAGTTCTCATTAAATATGGCAGGGAACTCAACAATCTCGTACTGATCCGAACCATCGTTCTGCACCATATCCTTAACCAAGCGACCGGTCAGGTCATCTTGATGCCAGCGTGTATGCACAATCGCCACACGCCCACCGGGCATCAGACGGGTACGGGCACCGTAGGCGAACCATTCATAGGCTCTATCGAAGATCTCGTAGTTGCCGTTCAGAATGTCTTGTTCGTTATGAGGATCGTCAACAAGGAGTAAGTCCGCACCGCGGCCAGCAAGAGCAGAGCCCACGCCAGTTGCATAAAAAATACCGCCACTATTAGTGTTCCAACGACCAGCAGACTTGCTGTCAGCAGCAAGCGTGACTGTAGGAAATATCGTTTTATAGGTAGAAGAGTCAATGATGTTCCTCACTTTTCGCCCGAAGTCCACAGCTAGATCTGAAGTATGCGATACGAGGAGCACCTGTTTTGACGGGTACCGACCTAGGAACCAAGCCGGGTAGTAAGTAGATACGAGCTGGGATTTACCATGCCGAGGCGGCATGTTGACGCAGATTCGGTCTTTCTTACCTTCGGCAATAGCCATCAACTCGTCAGCCAGCATCCTGTGGTGCTTACCTACGATATAGTCCGGCTGCATTTTCTTGCAGAATTCTATGAGGTCATCCCTGCACGCTTGGGCTTCCCGGCGCTTATGCAGCTCGTCGAGAAGTGTCTCTACCTCCGCAGCCTCCTCCGGACTGAGGATGTGCATGTTCTGTGCGAGATAGTCGAGCTCCGCGTCGTCTAGGGTCATAGACCCAACTCCTCCGAAACTTCCTTCGCGGTACTATTAATGGCTTCAGGCACCGGGGTAATGTCCTTGGGTTCACGCATCGCTGCGATCTTCGCACGTACATTATTAATAAGGTCTTCGGTGGACCTGTGAGTGACCGTGACTTCCGACTTCTCTGTGAAGAGACCTACGTCGGTGATCTTCCCTAATAGTTCCAAGGCCCGCATGCGGATACGCGGGTCGGGGTTCTCAGCTTCAAGCAGGAGCTTATTGGTTACTAGGAGACGGATCTGCGTCGCGTTGTCCACCACCCGCACCGAATACTCCTTAAGTATTCCATTGACTGCATGGTAGGTCGCCGGCCTAAAAGTCTCTGTGGCTTTCAAGGCTTGCTTCGCCTTGTCCTCTTCGGGATCTATGGCATCGAGAATAGCGGGGGCAGCTTCCTTTACATCGGACTCTTCATAAGAGTCGTCAAGACCTAGCAGGTCTGCGGTACGGCACGCGGCCTCTACCTTCTCTCGGAAGTCTGAGAGTTTGGCACCCTTCTCAGGGAATGGGATCGCAAAATCAGGATGGATTTCCAGCATAACGACGCATCGTCCGCGTGTTTAGTTAAGGCGTATTTGAGCAAAGAATAGCAGATTGTCAAGCAATTCCTAAATTTGTAGTACAAAAAATTTTTTGAGGGCCGTTTATTTTAGGTACGGGGGGTGTTTGTATATAGCGGATGCTATGTATTAGATTAGTTTTGGAGGTGGTCGTTCCAGCGGATTAGTAATACCTAGCTGCGGATGGAACCAAATGTCCGGTTGGGGGGTGGGGGTCGCCTAGTTCGGCCTAGAAAATCGCCTGTTAGTCGTGCGACTAACACCATATCCCTTGCGTACGTACCACAAAGCCTGTCAATCTTAAGGCGTGGAAAGGGTTTTCCTTCCACATTTAACCAATCCATTAAGGAGTAATCATTATGAATGCAATCAACAACAAGACCTTTACCCTTTCTTCCAACCTTGCAACCCTTACAACCGACATTGTTAAGGGTGACCGATACATTCGGAATCGCTGGGATTTCTTGGCAGAGGGTTATCACTCAGAAGGGATTAGTTCCTTCATGTTAACCAAGCCAGAGAAGGGAGAAAAGTCTCCCTTCGAGAAACTCCACAAGAGTATCGAGAATGCCATCTTTGAGTCATTTGATGATGACGTTAAGGCCCTTATGAAGAAGGAACCTAAGACCCTGAGTAAGATTGACCAAGGTACTCGCAGATACTGGAAACAGCAGATTGGTAGCTACTTCAACAAGATTAGGACTCAGCTAGTCAAGAAGGAAGAGGAGCTTGCCAACGGGGATGACAACAAGACCCGCAAGACCTTGGGTAAGAAGGCTAGGATGCAACAAAAGCACAACGAGCTTGTGAAGATAGCCAAGGGTTATGATTCAGCGGACTTTGACGTTAAGGCATACTTGTCCAAGCTGAAAGAAGCTGAGAACATTCTCAACAACGTCAAGCTCAACAACGTCAAGTAACGTACCAACCACAAGCCGGCCTTCGGGCCGGCTTTTTTGTGCCCGTAGGAAAGTCACGCCAACCCGTCTATGCACCGGCTCATTCCGGCTTTGTTCCATCGTTCCCATCCTTCCGGTGAATTCCCCTTAATTTCGACGCTGTTAGCCATGTGACTAACGTGCGGTCGATACCAGTGACTCGTAGTAGCGGGCCATGTAGGGTCGCGGGCGCGTTGCCAATGTTCTAATGTTCACGTTGTTAGTCATGTGACTAACACCGATACCAGTGATGAGAAGTAGCGGGCTATGTAGGGTTGTTCGTAATGTTAGTCGTGTGACTACAGTCTCCCAAGTCTGGATTTCAGTTTGTCCCACTTACGTACCCTACGATCATCTGATGATCCCGCTCCGATACTCGCACCAATTACTTGACCGTCACACTGTTTCTGCGTATTACGAAATGTATACAATGCAAACACCACCAACTCATTCATTGACACGTCTGCTACTTTGGCTCTGTGTTTAATGTATTCATGTAGTGCAGGTGGCATACGCACCAACAACTTTCTGTACTCTTCTAGCTCGCTCATGATGTCACCTATGTTAGTTATGTTACCATCTGTTCTGCTTTGTTCCGGAGATTGTTCCAGTGCAGAGATTCTGAAACCCGCGTGGGGCGCGGTTTGTACAATGTTCTGGCTCCGTACCCAGATACACACACCCAAAAGCCAAAAGTGATATCAAAGGCACGGAATCCGTGGTTCCTATTTTAAGTGATATCAGTTTTGAAAAAAAGAGCTAGTGTATATAGATTCTCTAGAACTTTTAGAACGACCTACACAACCCGCGCCAGACAAGGCCTCAAATGTTCCAGTGCCCCTTTTTGCCTCAGAACCACCGGAACAACCAACAAACTCTACATGCTTAACATTACCTACTCACTCTCCAACTTGTTTAACGCACGTGCCACGGACGTAGTGAGAATGCGACGCACCACCTCAGTCATAGGCTGATTCATGTGAATAGACAACTTCCTCAACTGATCGTACGTATCCTGCGACACTGTAGGATGAATGACATGCGTCACAACACCGTCTTTACTTACCCGTTTCATAAATCACCTTGTGGTTGCTTCAAAGGAGGCCCCACTATACACAACACGACCAACGAACACAACATGTCAACTAAGCTAACTTTCTTTCCTTGTTCCATTGACTAAGCCTTTAGCGCATGCTATAATATACGAAGTATATGGTGGTTGACGCAGAGCGCACTGCCCTATACAGGGCACACCCATTTCGGGGTGCTTAACTTTGTTAGTCATACGACTAACACTTTTTAGGAGACATATCATGAACCGTTTCGTAGTCCTCTCAGGCATCGCCTCAGCCCTTGCCATGCTCGTTATCCTCGTCGCTTGGGTATTCACCCCAGCCACCCCAACTGTCACCCTCTCAGCGCGTGACTGGATGTGCGTCGAGTCAGCACCCCATGGCCTCACGGCCCAGTGCACCATGTACGTACGTGCTCCCAAGAATGCAGGAGCCAAGCAATGACCACCAAGACCAAACCCAGAACAAAGTACGACCGGCGCTTCCCCATGCCCACACAACAGACCCAAGACGAGTGGAGTGCCTATATGCAACGGGCAGACGAGGTAGCGTACCGCTTACTGTACCAATCCCAAGAGCATGAACTTAATAACTACGACCATGAGCGAAGCGAATGGACCCCGAGGGAACGAGGGGATACACCGTACAACGCGGAGACAGACAATGGCTAGAGTGTGCCTCAAGTGCAGTGAAGAGATCCCATCCGGTCGCGTAGCCCTAGGCTACGACACGTGCTTACCCTGCGGTGAACACTACGCTAGGAAGCGTAGGCACTGTATTGTGCCGATGCACAAATCCAATTACGTAGTTATCACAAACCGTGAAGATCTACTGGGTATCAACAACAAAGGCGGCCTTATCAAGTAACCGTTAGCCATACGACTAACAACGTCGAAACCAACCGCAGGGTGCGTAACGAGCGCCCTGCATGGAGAAATACAATGACCACTAAAACAATCGAGCTGACCATTGAAGAACGCCGGGACCTGTGCTCTGCCGATGAGTACTGCATGTACGTGTTACTGAACATCTCCATTACGTGCCCTAGCACGTGGCACAGGTATGTGTGGAACACACCCGCAGACGAGCAGGAGTACAACGAGCTACGTGACCTACGCGATAAGCTGAAGCCTGTACTGATCCAGAAATCAGGATGGGTGCATAAAGACCACATATCAGAAGCTCATCCACCGAGCATCGCAGA